CCTGCAGAAATTACACGAATCATTTCAAAGTTATAAAGGTCTCCATTATACTTTGTTGCAAGATTTTCAAATTCTGCTACACGGTCTGAACCAACAATAATATTAATGTTAGTATATTCTTCTTCGTCTGCGGCAATTAAAACATTAAATATTGATTTCATTTGATCGTCATTAATAATGTTCTCTTCAAATTCAGGGAACATTTTTTTCATAAACGAAATCTTCATATCAGGATCAAGTGGATTCTTCTTTGGATCCTGTGTTCTGGATGGATATATTTTAAGGTCTCCACCAGATGCTGCTTTTTTCGCAGCACTTAAAAGTTTTCCATGACCAACAGTAGGTGGATTGAAACGACCAAATGCAACTGTTAAAGTATCTCCCTCTAAGCCAGAATCAGATTCACCACCTTCTGGTTTCTGTGCTTTTGTTTTTTCTTGTGATGTTGGTTCTGCCTTTGGTTTTTCCTGTGCTGCTGCAGGTTGTTGTCTTGCAGCAGGTTTTTCAACAGGTTGTTGTTGAGTTGTTGTTTTTTTCTTATCCTTAAAAACTAATTTTCCTTTTTCTGTAGTTGCCACAAAATTGCCACGAGTATCTAACCATCCGCCATGGCCATCACTCTTGAGATTTAACTTCTGTGCTTGCATTGAAGCTTGAGAAGTTCCTGCCTCATTTAGAAATTGGAAAAAACTTTTCATCTATATTGTTTGTCCTTATATTATATTTAGTATCTTCTTGCGGTAAGTCCTGGTTTACCGAACACCTTAATAAAAGGTCCTGCAGTTGAAGACTCCTTCTTCATAGCATCAACTAGTACATGCATAAAGACATCAAACTTTTTCTTTTTAGACATCATATAGTAACGATGTAACCATTCCATTCCCCACAACTTCGCAGTTAATCTACTCCCAGCAGATCTACCAGTTTTTGTTCTAGCATCTCTTTGATCTGCAAGACAAGCTTCATTAAGTGCTGCTTCAAATCCACTTTCTATAGGATTAGTTCCCTCTTCATACTTTCCTGGCCTACCAAAATCTATCTTCTTCCCATCAATTGTTGCGGATTTGAGTGTATTATATAAATCAATCCAATATTTTTTATCTGACTCAGACCAAGTTTGTCCAGCACTAGGAATGTGTGGATGTTTTGCTGGGGCAGGAACTACGTCCAAACCACATTTTTTTACAAAAGCATCTAACTTTCCCACAGATGCTTTACCAAGCATAGCACCCGTTGCCCCAATCGCTGCACCACTATGTTGTGGTTTTTCTCTAGGTTGTTTTGCCTGAAATGTTCTACCCTGAACATGAACAGATAAAGCACTTCTACCACCACCACCTTTATCAATCATATCCCAAGAAATTTCCTGTGCAAATTTCCATTCATTTTGATTAGCATCCCATGCTAAATCACACATAAAATTATCTGCAGAAAAATCGTGAAGAGACCTTCTTTTTGCTTCTCTACTTTTTAATTTAGAACTCATCTCAAAAGTGCCTCTCTCATTTTTACCAACTTGTTTGAGAGATATTGGCATTAGTTTCTTGTCTCTAATATATTCTTCCATCAAATCATTTAAGGTATTCAAATTCAATAGTTTATCACCAGTATCACACATCTCTGTTATTCTTTTTTTTATCTTTCCCTCTTCTGATTTTTTTACAGCAACAACATCCATTGGATTCCAACTATCAAGAGATCCAGTAACTCCGCATTTTTTCTGTGCAATGTTATTCAAAAAATTCATCATACCATTTGCCTGATCTCTAGACCAAACCCAACCTGCTGTTGAAATACTTCTCGATATCATATACTGTTGGAGACCAAGAACCTGTTCATCATAACTTCTTCTCCAAACTGCATTTGCTTGAGGATAAACTCCACTCTTACCAAATGCTTTCTTGTCTAGTTCAGCATATTGTTTATCTGTAAGATTAAATCTATTATCACAATGTTCTTTAAAGAATAAAATAGAACAATCTTCTTGTTTGGCAGTGCTACTCATAACACACAATACTTTTTAAGTATTTAGAAAAAATATGGGCATTATAAAACCCCTCAACTGTAAAGTCGAGGGGTTAGAGTAACCTTTCGTGGTTATTTATCAGCGGACATTTTTAGCATACCACTTCTCAAAGTCCTCTCTACGCTTATCACCTCTTGGTGGCATAGGAGTTCTTTCTCCACGAACAGGAGCAGATTTCTTTGCCTGCTCTCTTTCATACTTATCAGGGTCTCTGTTGGCAACTTGTGCTTCATCTACATATTCTTCACCAAAAATGATCTCAATTGCTTCCTCATCAATCACATTTGCCATCATCCACTCTGCTTGTTCCAGAGTTTCGGCAAATCCTTCTACTTGGAGGAACTCAAGAACTACATCAAAGATATCAAACTCTTCTCTATTAAGAGCAGCAGCTCTCTTTCTTGCTTTATTTCCACTACCACGACGGTCATCAGCACCATACTTACTATAACCACCTTTCAAGTAACGATCATGTGCTGCTTTTGATTTATCTGCAACTCTCTTGGTATATACTGAACCACCATACTGTTTCTGATCTCTCTCTGCTTTTGCACGAGTGCGGTCAAGAATCTGTCTCTTGGCAGAAGTATCTGATCTTTCAGGGCCAACTTTATATTTCTTGCGAAGTTGCTCACCTCTACTCATTGGTTTAGGTGCTTCTTCTTTTTTCTTCCCACCAAAAAGCTTCTTTACAGCAGAACCAAGTCCTTCATCAACTTGTTGTGATGCATATACTGAATTATATGCCTCCATTAAGTCCTTAAGATTATTAGAGCCCATTGTTTCTAAAATATATTCTTATAAGAATATTTATATTCTATAGAACTTAATTAAAGTTTTCCTCCAACAATACCACTATTTACGACACGGGTATAAAGATGTAAAGTTCCATCTTGCTCACACTTAAGATGCCATCGTGTCATATCAATTACTGCTTCTTTGGTGAGAGCAAATAAAAAATCTTTTCCTGTGTCTTTACGAACACTCTTCCACAAAACAAAACCCTTTTCAACATAGAATGCATCATCAATCCATTCTACTTCGGCAATTTCAGGGTGCTCAACACTCATCAGGACCTACCTCTTTTTTATTAAATCCGAAAGGTGATGTATCATCTTCTTCAAGTCTCAATTTGAGAGCAACACCACCAACTGCTTCCATGACTTTAAGAATGTCTTCTGGTTTTGCATTGTCACCCAGTTCTTTGGCAACATACCAATACTTTGGCCAGAATGTTTCTCCTGCTTTTTGATAATCTTCAAGTGTGAGTAGTTTCATTTAAATTTACCTAATGCCTCTTCTTCAAGTTTAATAAGAATTCGTCGGGATTGTTCTTTTTTGATTTTATGGTAGATGGACTCATGACGACGGATTTCTCCACCCATCGAACAATTTTTCTCCATTTCATTTACGTAGAACTCTAATTGCATGAGTTCCATATCATCAAAGTCAAGTCCTCCTTTATGAAGGTTCTTCATTTACCAACTCCATAATCAGGTGCTTTTGCTTCAAGTTGTCTAATAGTTTTATGCAGTTCTTCTACTGCTTTACGGGTTTCTTCAGTCTCTTCCCACTCAAAGGTGTCTCCAGACTTGGTAATATGTTGTCTTTTAGTCACAGGTCTCCCTCCTTACGATTTTCGGAATAATGAACGTCAAACTCACCACCAGGATAACGTGCTTTGAGTTTATCTACATTCATTTCTATCACCTCATCAAAGGTAGTGTCAAGAGCCATACATGCTTGAGCAAGATACCAACAAATATCTCCCAATTCACGTTTCATGTGAAAAACATTTTCTTCATTGTAAGGTTTACCTTGCAAGAAAATTTTCTTTACAACTTCAGTAAACTCACCAGACTCTGCAGTCAATCCAAGTGCAGCAGTCAGAAGTTGAGTAACGTTAGCATCATTAACTTCAAGTTCAGTTAAACGAGAAGCAAGAATTGCCCAATCAAGGCTTGGAGCACTAGTCACTCCTTTTACAAATTCAAGATATTTTTCAGTGTCAACTTTAGTCATGATAGTTAGGAATAAAAGGTTCTAGTTCAGATTCGGGAAGAATTTGTTGCATAGGCAGTTCCCAGTCAGGAGCAACGCTTATATGCGGAACATCCACTGTCTTTGGTGGATGTGGAAGATATACTTTTTCATATGTGAATGTAGGATGCATAGCAATTATTCGCTCTACATCTCTCATACTACCACAGTGACAGTATCTCTCACTATCTTCATTTTTAATTTCAAAGTAATGTGGAGCATCTGATTGTATCAGAGCATCTTTTACTTTACTCAAATTCGTTTTCATCGAAAGCATCAATCATTTCTTGGACTTTTAATGTGTCTTCAATCTGTTTATCCAATGTAACAATGACTTCTCGAATACCAACAATACGAGGAGGAACACAAGTAGGATCGTAAGTATAAAATTCTTGCTCCTTATACAATACTTGACGAATAGCAACTGCTTGTGTCACATCTATATCAAGTTTAATCACAGGTTTCCCCTCCATTTAAAATTTAAATCCATCAAATGACTTTTTAGGTTTCTCCTCATAATTATACTCCTCATCCTGACCACTGTCAAGGATGTCATCTTGTGCAGTTTGCTCACAATCATAGAGTCGCATCTTGGCACGATCAATACCGACAATAAATCTTTTGTTTACTGTTGGATCATTGTATCGATTCTTAAGTTGCTTCACCATAATCTGTCCAAGCGATTCAAGGTCCTCAGTGCTAATAAGGGCAAACATAAGATCAGCAGTAGCAGGGAGACCAAAGGACTCAGAAGTGTCAGTAAGGTCAACATCAGAGCTACCATAACCAGAACGAGTGGTCTGGGTGGCAGATACGATAGGGACCTCGGCTTCGACAGCCAACCCTCTAAGTTCTTCTGCAATTGCTTTAATATAGCTATATGAATTGACAGACATGCCTGACTTATAGCGGGAGGAAGCACATATATTAAGGTAATCAATGAAAATAATATCAGGTCTAAATGACTTCTTAAGTGCAAGTTCATTAAGAAGTGCTTTAAAATGTCCACTATGTGCTGATGCTGTAGGATACTCTTTAATTATAAGAGATCCTTGAGTTTTCTTTGCAAGATTTGTTACTTTATTTTCAAACATTGACTTTGGAAGATCTGTCAGGTTTTGAATCGGAACATTCAATAGGTTTGCGTCAATTCGTTCAGCAATTTTCTCTTCTGCCATCTCCATTGTAATATAGAGAACGTTCCGTCCTTGGAGCAACACGGAGCTAGCGACGTGGCACATGAATAGAGACTTGCCGACACCTGTACCAGCGAGCGCGACATTAAGAGTCTTGTTAGGTAGACCACCTTTTGTGATTTTGTTAAAGTATTCGAGATCAAAGGGAATCTTGTCTTCCTTCTTGTGATAGTAGTCATATCTTTCTTCGTAGTTTTGTAAGTAATCATGTCCAATATTATTATCAAAAGAAACTGCCAGAGCATCTGACAGAATACTCGGAATCGCATCCCGATTCTTCTTATCATCTTGACCATCAGCAATGCTGATCGATTCCATCAAGGCAAGATAAATCGCACGGTCACGGCACCACTTTTCAGTAGTGTCTAGCAACCATTGATGATCTACAGGAGAGTCATTAAAAGAATTGCAAATATCTCTTGTCTCTTTAATTTCACTCTCGTTCAGATCTGTTCTATTCTCAACCTCAATATTTAGTGCTTCAGATGTAATTGCAGAGCCATACTTTACAATAAACTGGGTAATCTCTTCAAAGATTACCTTTTCGGATCTTTGCTCAAAATAAGATGGTTCAATAAATGGAATGACCTTACGAGAATAATCTTCATTATGTATTAAGTTTCTGAGAATAGTGGTCTCAATTCGTTCCATAAGAGAATTCTTTCTTTGCGATCTCGTCAAGTTGTTGCATCACTTCGGGAGTGAAATAAGTTTCAGGTTCTTTTAGAATTGCTTTGGCATATACTTTTTTGGTCTCACCATCAACAGTCATTTCATATCGACCAGCAACGTTTTTCCAAAGTCCGCCAATCTCACCGAGTTCAAGAAGACCATAATATCGATCAAGACCACGCTCATCGTAATAAAGACGTACTGTAACATCCTTGTTCTCCTTACTTAAACGCGACTTAGCAGTCTTTGCTTTGATAAGATTTCCGACAATTTCTGTTCCATCTTTTTCTTTTTTCTTGCTGAGATAAATGATGGTACTGGCAGCATACTTAAGACCAGAACCACCGCCCATCTCTTTAGTAGGAACATAAGAACCGATGACATCATAAGTGTGGTTTGTCACAATCATAGGAATGTTAGCCTGCCCCAACTTCAAAGTCAACATCCTGAAGGCACCTTTGATAAGTTGAGATTTCGTCATATCACGAACCTGCTTATCGTTCAGAGCATCATTGATTTCCTTTTCCGTTGAAAGCATTCCTAAAGAGTCTAACACAAACATACAGGGTTTGCGTTCTTCTTCAGGGTTTTTTAAGTAAATATCAACTGCCTTGAGTGCTTTGCTACGAAAGTCTTCTACTGTGACAACATTTACAACTACAGTTCGAGTGAGATCAACTCCACGACTTTCTAGGAGTGACTTATTGACAGCTGCTTCAGTATCAAAATAGAGACAATAACCATCGGGATTGGAATCGAGAAAATTCTTAACAACGGCGAGACTGAAGAAAGTTTTTCCAGTAGAAGACTCTCCAGCAATAGCAGTAATCTTATTCCCAGATACACCACCAAATACACTACCTGAC